CGGCGGTCCCAACTGGAGTACTGGTCAGAGTTATTCAGTGTTTGCAACCTACAAGTTGTCGGTCACAAGTTCTGGTAGATTGTTAAACACACAAAGTGAAGCCACTAGAGACTGGATGATGGGTGCCTACAATGGTTTTGTAAATGCATTCTATCCCAACTATGCAGTTAACTTGCCCAGCTCAGGAACAAATGCTGTGTGGAACTTTATATGGGGTACTTGGAACGCCAGCACCGGCCTAGGCCAAGTGTACACAGCAACAAGTGCTCAACCAACTACCACTTCTTTTACAGCCACTAATCTAGGCAGCGGCGGCGGCCCCAATCAAATAAGATTATTCAGTCGTTCAGCAGGCACCGAAGTGCAAACTGGCGACATAGGATTTGTCAAGGCCTACAACGGAATATTAACGCTGGGAGACGTACAAGGTTTGTACGCTCAATACAAAACAAGATTTGGATATTAATATATGGCAATGATAATAGGTTCAGGTATTACTTTAGGCACAGGTCTTCAACTAACCAGCGGAGCCGCACCACCTCCGCCTCCATTGGTCATTCCCACCAGCGATACAGGTGGGGTAACAGGGTGGAATCCTCAAGCCGCAGGAATACCATACAGTGCCACAGTGATTGCCACATATCCAGTGGGTAGTACAATCACTTTTCAGGACAGCACCACAGCAACTATTACGCAGTGGGATGACTATGGTCCTACTTACATTGACATTTTTTGGGATACGCCTAAGGTTGGCACAATATTCCCAATCACACTATCAACTTAATAAGGAAACAACATGACAACAAAAATGTCAGAATCAGAAAAGAAAAAAGAAGACTGGATGAACTCAAAATGGCGGCCCATGATGGGTTGGTCATACATGCTGACCTGCATTGCAGATTTTGTGATATTTCCAGTGTTGTGGTCTATACTACAAAGCCTTTCAAAAGGTCAAGTCAACGTGCAGTGGCAACCTATCACCTTGCAAGGTGCAGGCCTGTATCACATTGCCATGGGTGCTGTGCTGGGTATTGCGGCTTATGGTCGCACACAAGAAAAACTAGGAGGAGCCAACAATGGCGGAATCAACTTACCATCAAATGTCGGTACAACATATACGCCTCCGGGATCAGTACAACAGCCAGCCGCACCCGGTGGTTTTGGTGCACCAACCACAAACACCTGGGGCTCACAACCCCTGGGAGGCGGAAGCGCATTTGGAGGCGCACCTGCAACAGGCTTTGGAGCACCAGCGGCTGGATTTACTGAAGTAACCATTGGGTTTGGTGGTAAAAAAGCTCCGCCAGCCATAACTGACTATCCAGAACGATAATAACTAAAAAGGAAAATCAAAATGAAAAATATTATATTTGTAGCAGGATTAATTCTTAGTTTGCCAGCAATTGCTGACGAAGCCAAAGAAACCAAACGAGTCTGCGTTGACGTAAAGAAAGACGGCAAGGAAGTAAAAGATCCCAAAACAGGCAAGACCAAGCAAAGCTGTAAAGAAGTCAAACAGCACAAAAAACTAGATGGCACCAAAGTGCCGGAGAAAAAGTAATGGAATGGTTATTGTTTGTTGTGGTGGCTGCTGGCATTGGCTGGTGGTGCTGGGACTACTACAATAAGTTTCGTTAATTTGACAACCAGTACCGGGCCCTGTATAATTAAACATACAGGGCCTTTTTCATGACCGATCACTATGCAACACTAGGTGTTGCTCGAACTGCCACACAAGACGAAATCAAACGAGCTTTCCGTCGGCTGGCCAGCCAGCATCATCCGGACAAGGGCGGCGATACAGCCAAGTTCCAAGAGATACAAGCAGCCTACGACACTCTAGGCGACGAAGCCAAACGAGCTGAGTACAACAATCCACGCCCACAGTTTGGGGGATTCCCCAACGGCACACACTTCAACATGAATGATATTTTTTCAAGCATGTTTGGACAGAACTTTGCGCAACAGCAAGCTCGTAGAGGTCATGTGAGAATGAGTCTCTGGATCAGTCTTGCTGACGTTGCAACTGGTGGACAGCGCACAGTGACCATTGGTACACAGCAAGGTGCCCAAGCAGTTGAAATTGAAGTACCGCGTGGCATTGACGACGGAGACAATGTGCAATACCAAGGCCTGGGCCCAGGTGGCGCAGATCTAGTGGTGCAGTATCGAGTGCAACCAGATCCAAACTGGGAACGGCAAGGACTAAACTTGATTACCAATCGCAAAATCAATGTGTTTGATTTGATATTGGGTGCGGACATTCGAGTTAGAGATTTGCTAGGCAATGAATTGTCTATGACTGTGCCGTCGGGCACTCAACCGGGCACACTGCTAAGACTCAAAGGTCGTGGTCTGCCCAATCGTCAAGGTCAGCAGGGCGATGCGTTTGTTCGCATATCAACCGAATTGCCCATACACATTGCCCCAGAAATTCGTGAAGCTATCCAAAAGCATCACAAATAAATATTTTGAGTATTGCATTACTCACAACAATGTGCTACAATACACAAGGTAACAACTTAACTCATGCCCATGTCACAACATTCTGAACTCGAAAGTATCGTAGAAGACGCCATTGAATTGGCTCGTTCCAAAAGTCACGAATACGTGACCACAGAACATTTGCTGTTGGCCCTGATACGGCACCAGCCATTTAGAAAAACTCTGGACAAATTTGGCACCGACTCTGGCATGCTGGATCAAGAAGTAGACAGCTACCTCAACAGCTTGATTTCTATTGTGAGTAAAAGCGCAGATATACAACCTCGAAAGACCACTGCACTGGAACGCATTTTCAATCGTGCCAATGTACAGGTCATGTTTACTGGACGCAGAACACTCACTGTGATTGATGTGTATCTTTCAATCATGGCAGAAACCAACAGTCATGCACACTACTTCTTGTTGAAGTATGGTGTGAAGAAACAGGAGTTTGTGGATCATTGGCAAAAGACCTACACTCACTCAGACGCCAAGCTGAGTCAAGCACAGGCCACAGAAATACTCACTGAGTACTGTACAGATCTCACAGGTGCGGCTCGCGGCAATCGTCTGGAGCCCATGATTGGGCGAGCCACAGAAGTTCAAGAAATGGTCACCACACTGGCACGCCGTTTCAAAGCCAACGTGCTGATGGTAGGTGATCCTGGTGTGGGCAAAACACACATTGTGGAAGGACTAGCACAGGAAATTGTGGCTGGTCGTGTGCCAGAGTTTCTTAAGGATCACGAAGTGTGGAGCCTGGAAATTGGGTCATTGTTGGCAGGATCAAAGTATCGCGGTGAGTTTGAAGAAAAATTCAAAGCAGTAATAGCTGCTCTTGAAACCAAGAAGAAATGTATCTTGTTCATTGACGAAGCACACACCATGCGTGGCGCAGGTTCAGGCTCTAACAGTTCACTTGACTTTGCTAACATGCTGAAACCTGCTATTACCAAAGGCAACTTGAAAGTTGTGGCGTCGACCACCTGGGAAGAATACTATGAATCATTTGAGAAAGATCGCGCACTCATGCGCAGATTCTACCGCTTGTCAATTGATGAACCAGATACTGCAACCACGGAGCAGATTCTTATTGGTCTATCTCCCCGGCTCGAAACGTTTCATAATGTGCTGATTGAAACTGAAGCAATGACTGCGGCTGTGGAACTGGCCAATCGTTACATACACGATCGTAAGAATCCTGACAAATCAATTGACTTGATTGATGCAGCCTGTGCTAGAGAGCGTGTGAAAGATCTGGGCACAGTAGTAGTTACCAAGGCCATGATTGAAGAACAGTTGACTCGTGTGACTGGTGTGCCCACAGACAAACTGCAAAACGAACGTTCAGCTAAGATTGTGGATCTTGAAGGCAACATCAAGCAGAAATTGTACGGACAAGATTCAGCAGTTGATTCAGTGCTGGAACGTGTGTACATCAACTTTGCTGGCATTGCCAATGACAAAAAGCCCATGGCGAGTTTCTTGTTCTTGGGCCCAACAGGCACAGGTAAAACAGAACTAGCACGACTGTTGAGTGACAATTTGGATATGAAACTGCTGAAATATGACATGAGTGAATTCCAAGAGCGTCATTCAGTCAGCAGCCTTATTGGTGCGCCTCCGGGTTATGTGGGATTTGAAGATGGCAATGTAGGTGGCGGCAAACTGATCTCTGACATCAGCAAGAATCCCTTCGCAGTAATATTGTTTGATGAGATTGAAAAGGCGCACCCTGATGTTACCAACATCTTGTTGCAGATGCTGGATGAAGGTGTTATTACCAGTTCGAACGGCAAGAAAGCCAACTGCAAGAATACCATCATTATCATGACTTCAAACTTAGGAGCACGGGACAGTGAAGCAAACAACATTGGCTTTGGCAGCTTTGAAAAGACTGGTGAGGACGACCGAGCTCTCAAAGAGTTTTTCAAGCCTGAACTACGCAACAGAATCGACCAAATTGTTAAATTCTCCAAGCTGGATACTTTGGCAATCAAGAAAGTTGTGGTCAAGTTTGTGGATGAACTCAAAACGAGTTTGCTTGCAAAAGGTATACGTCTCAACTTATCCGAAGGCGCAGTTGACCTGCTTGCTGACAAGGGCTATGATTCGAAGCTGGGTGCGCGACCACTCTCGAGGAAGATTGATGAACTGATTCGTGTGCCGTTGAGCAAGAAGATCCTGTTTGATCGCTTGCGTGATTGTACTATCACTGCGGATGTTGTGGCGGACAAAATTGTGTTTGATGTTCAAGCGGACGCACCTGTGGAAGTGATTGCAAGTGTAAATGTTGATGGAATTATAGTGGTGGACAATGAGAAGTGAATCGCGTAGTTCGTTGTACTACAACGCATATGAATATGCCATGACCTGGCAGCAGGACGAAATTGGGTGTATTCGCAGTCTTGATCAAAAGAAAATGCAGTCACACATTCGCGTGAGAATGGAGTACGAAGCTAGTAGAAATTCTCATTACCAACGCTATGGCGAAAAATTTATAAGCAAATTTACCACACGCTGTTGTGACAATTTAGAAGGCATGCGAGCACTGTTGGCAGCAGAAACTCCCCCAAAGAAAATGGTGTTTTTCAACAATTATCTCACAGTGTACACAAACAATCTTGGCTTGCATGGTCGATTGATGGCATGCGATTGGATTGAGTCTGTAGATCTCAAACGAGCAGAACTCAATTTGCCACCTGATACAATTTTATTAAAAAATCCACAGTATCAATACCGCACTTATTTCCGTGGGCGATCACTTGGCAAAACACAAAAGTCTCGACTGGCTGCATGGATAACCACCCAGGGCAATGACGTTGCAGCCAGCAAGAGTTTGCGAGAATTTTTAGATATTGAAATTAGGCCAACACGGGTGTATTGGTGGCGCAATGATGTTACTGAAAGCTATTACTACATCGAGCACAATAGCCTACAATATGAAACCATGCTGAGTATGGTATGCCCGGGCATGGTTAGGAAAACTCTGCCCATAGTGAAAAAACAATAAATAACACACTATGGCAAAAATACATGAAGAAATAGTTGTGATCAAACTATCAAAATTGGTCAAAGACGATGCAACAGCAGAAGCAATTGCCACTGATGACATTGTGGCAGCCCTGCAATCAGTTGCAGAAGAACTAGCCGGCAGCGGTGTTGTTGTGGAAGCTGATCGCGCATAATGACCACTGAAATCATTCTTGGCACCACAGTTTACGGAGAACCTTCGGGCAACTACGACGGGTCAAGTCAAGACTGGGCATCAGACGCTGTGCCAGCAGCCAGTTATTATCGCGGCCGTGGCGGCTTGCAAACTGTGACTTTTAGTGTTGAAAATTTTGAAGGTACCATTTATCTTGACGCCACGCTGGATACACTACCAGAATCAGCCACTTGGTTTAACACATTTATTTTTGATGATGGGTCTACTATACCAATAACTGATTACCATCCTGCAACAATAACTGGTAATTTTGTGTGGCTGCGTTGCAGAATTGAAAACTTTTCTGGTGGCACTATAAATTCTGTCACCGCCACTTACTAAGGAAATCCATGTCAGAAGTTGTTAAATTTCAGTGTACGTTAGGCACCACCTCGTCCGCTGCACCACTGAGTTTTGAAGCTTTACTAAATGGCCAAAGTGTTTTTAAGTTAGATCATGTGACTGATAACTGTCAGGTAACATTTGACATTCCAGATACAGATGACACTGAACAAAAACTACAACTGGTGATGTCAGGCAAAACTACAGAACACACACAAGTTGATGATCAGGGCAATATCACTGCTGATGCCATGTTGACCATTGATACTGTGTCAATTGACGGAGTTGATATCACTCAGTTGTTGAATGAAACAGCAGATTATGCACACGATTTCAATGGCACACAAGATCCCATAAAAGACAAGTTCTATGGAGCCATGGGCTGTAACGGCTCAATAACACTTGAATTTACCACACCATTTTATCTGTGGTTGCTGGAACACATGTAAGCACTAAATACAGTGTATGAGCACTGTAGTAATCATGCCCGGGGGATTTCATCCTTTCCATGCAGGGCACCTAGCACTTTATCAATCCGCACAACGGGCATTCCCTGATGCTGAAGTTTTTGTTGCGGCCACAAACGATACCTCAGCTAGACCATTTCCATTTGCAGTAAAAGAAAAGTTGGCCAAGCTGGCTGGAGTAGATGCTGGACATTTTGTGCAGGTCAAATCACCGTTTCGTGCTGAAGAAATTACTGCGCAATTTAACCCTGCTACAGACACATTAATTTTTGTGCGTTCTGATAAAGACGCCAACAAACCTCCACAAGCAGGCGGCATAAAGAAAGATGGCAATCCTGCATACTTGCAACCACTGATAGGTGCAAAGCGATTAGAGCCATTTGCAAAACATGCCTACATGGCCTACCTACCCACAGTGGAGTTTGGTCCAGGCATGACGTCGGCCACAGAGATTCGTGGCGCATGGCCCACACTAAACGAAAAACGCAAAACAGCTCTTGTGATGAGCTTGTATCCAGCAACACAAAAGAATCCCAAATTGGCTGCTAATGTTGTCAAACTGTTGGACACTGCCATTGGTACTGTGGCTGAGAATCAAGGCTGGGCCGCGACATTTACCAGCGAGAATCAACTGAGTGTGGGTGGCATGAAGGCAGGCTATCAAGCTAGAGAAAATCAGCCCGTTATTGACTACATGGAAGAGTCTAGGTCGTAAAAATTTTGCCTTGGCTGTATAATCCGTAAATACTACACTTTTTTACGGAGATCTAAATGGCAGAGCCACAACAAGTTCAAATTCAAGTCGACCTTGAATATCTAAAAACCACTCGTGTTCACATCTGTATGCCCTGTTATGGGGGCCAGCTGACAGAAGCAACATTCATGAGTTTTATCAAATGGGGCAATACCTGCCGACAACTAGGCATTGATTGGACTGTAGAAACCATGACTAATGAAAGTTTGATTAGTCGTGCTAGAAACACTCTGACTGCAAAGTTTTTGAATACAGAAGGTTCAACACACTTGATGTTTATTGACGCGGACATTGGCTGGGAACCCTGGCATTTGTTGGTGTTGCTAAATCGCCAAGTGGATGTGATTGGTGGATTGTATCCCATGAAATCACTGCCAGTTAAATGGTGTGTGAATGGCATTCCAGGTCAAGAAGAAGGCGTGGACAACTTGGTAGAAGTTACCAAGACTGGCACAGGATTCTTGTTGATCAAGAAAGATGTGTTTGACAAACTGAATGCACACCCTGCTGTGCGTCATTTCAACAATGACATTGGTCTAGATCCTGCGCTGGACAAGTACATGAAAACCTACTTTGACACTGCTGTGCGTGAAAACCGCTACTATTCAGAAGACTGGACATTCTGCGAAAACTGGCGTGATCTAGGCGGCAAAGTGTATATCGACAAACGTGTGTTGTTGAAACACGTGGGCACCTATGTGTTTGATGCGCAAACACAGGACAAGTTGTACCAAGACTTGCATGCTATTGCTGCTCCTAAGATTGCCAATGCACATGATGCAGCCAAGCAACCAGTTGATATAACTGAGCCTGAAATCATGGCATCCAGCACCCCTGTGGATGTTGTGCCCGTGGAAGAACCAGCTACAGCCAAGTAACGGTAAATACAGTTCGTATGAACATCAACGAACTGGATTCCTTCAAGCTGAGTGATGCTGTAAAGTTTCACAATCGTCTCAACCCTAAAATCTGGGGCAGGGACGAGCAATTGTTACCCGAAGTACGCGAAAAGCTGTTGGCCATTGCTGACAATTTTCGCGAATTTCTTGGCGTAGGTGACCTTGACGTCCGTGACATAACCATCTCAGGCAGTAATGCTGCCTACAGCTATACCCCATATTCCGACATTGATCTACACCTTGTGGTGGAGTTTCCTGCTGACGACGAAGTTTATCAGGAACTGTTCAATGCCAAAAAATACCAATATAACGATGAACACAAGTTGAGCATCGGCGGCGTGCCTGTGGAACTGTATGTGCAAAATGCAGCCGAGTCTCCTGTGAGTCAAGGTGAGTATTCTATCCCACGTGACGAATGGATTCAAGTGCCACGCAGAAAACGTGCCAGAATTGACGACACCTGTGTGCGAGCCAAGGTCGAAGATTTGGATGCTAGAATACATTCAGCAATTGAATCTGGCAACGCTGAATCCATGAGCAGACTGTGGGACAAGATCAAGGCCATGCGCCAAAGTGGCTTGGATGCTCACGGCGAGTTTGGGTGTGAAAACATTGTGTTCAAAATCCTGCGTAACAAAGGTTGCATCAAGGATTTGCGCACAGCTAGAACAGCCGCACAAGATCACGAGCTGAGTCTACAAGAACGCCGAAAAAAGAAATCCCGAGTGCGTTATGGATTTGGCAGCTATTGGTCTCCTGGATTTGGCTACGGAGGAGAATCAGGCGAAGGTGGTGACGGTGGTGGTGGCGAAAGCATGCGCGAAGGCCATCAAGGACAACCCTACAGTTCAGAAGATGGTGTTGCTGCCAGCACACAAATGTTCTTGAATGAAGATGACACTGAGAGCATGGTGCAACAGTTTATTCAAGACACTGCTGAACGCTTGGGCATTGAACGCATGCCTGAAATTGTACTACATGACAATGACGGATGGAGTGAACAAAATCGTTCATTTGGCATGTACCAACCAGAGCTGCATGTTTTGCATGTGAATCTGCGCGATCGACATGTGATGGATATTCTTCGCACTGTGGCACACGAACTGGCACACTGCCGCCAACAGGAATTAGAACAATTGGATCACACATCTGGCAACACAGGCTCTCCTGTGGAGAACGAAGCAAACGCTGTGGCTGGCATTATCATGCGAGACTTTGCTGATGCACACCCAGAACTGTTTGACCATGAAGACATTCGTGAGTCATCTGGATACATTCCCACCTGGGCCGAACGCAACGATCCTCGATTTGAAATGGCACTGAGTGTGGATGTGCATCCAGGACAAACTGGCACAGAAGCCAACAAGATGCGACTGGCCACTGATTCGCAAGGCCATCCACAACTGTTGCGAGCAGATGGCAAGGTAAAGTTAGCAGAAAGTCTAGCACAAGAATTTGAACTGTTTGAAGAACAAGACCTGTTTGAAATAAACATGGGCAGCAAAAATTTGCGCAGGGAAGCTGCCAAAACAGGTGCCATTGCTGGCATGGAATTTGAAATGATTGTGCCTGGTATGGAATCCGAAGATCCTGAAATGGAACCAGACTATGATCAGGATGAACGCTGTGTTAGCATTGATGATGCTGTGCGATTCTTTCATGATGGCGACTACAACGGCCGTAGAGATGTTGAACGCCTGCGTGAAAGAATGCAGGACGATTTCCAGGAATGGCTGGATGAAAAACTTCGCGATGACTGGGGCGGTGAAAGCCAAGATTACATTCGTGACTGGCTTCGGAATAATGTAAATGAAGATGAATGGAATCCTAACGAGTTAACTGGTGATGAACGAAACGAAGCATTTGATGAATTTGCAGCCAATGTAGACGCTGATCCTTCGAGTACTTACTACAATGAAGCCTTTGATGAATGGCGGGAAGAATTCCAAGAAAATTATGACGAAAGCGACTGGTTAGACGCCACAGACCTTGACAGAATGAGTGAGGTTGAGCAAATGTATGGAATGAATTGGCCCTACTGGACTAGCATGAACAGCGGCGAGATTGACGCAGATCAAGTGGCTGACGAATTCAGTCAGGCTGTGGGTCGTGAAGTGCGAGTGAACACAAGATATCATCAGTCCGGCGACAGACCTGGACCCAACAATCAATTCTATGTAGTAGAACCAGACGCCAGTTTGGAAGGCGACAATGACGGCGACGAAGGCTTGGAGTTTGTGAGCCCGCCCATGCCCATAGATGAACTGCTGAAAGATTTAAATGCCGTGAAGGCCTGGGCTGGACGCATGGGCGTTTATACCAACAGTTCGACTGGCCTGCACATCAACATATCAGTGCCTGACTACAGTTTAGATCGTTTGGACTATGTAAAACTGGCCTTGCTGTTGGGCGACGAGTATGTGCTCAAACAATTTGGTCGCAGTTCCAATACCTACACCAAATCAGCACTAGGCAAGGTGCGTGATCGTGTGCGGTCCAACCCCGAAGACGCACAGCGTTTGCTGGACAAGATGAAAGGTCAAATGGGTGAACTGGCTTCCAAGGCCATCCATTCAGGCAGCACAGACAAGTACACATCAATCAACACCAAGAGCGGACACATTGAATTCCGTTCGCCGGGTGGTGACTGGCTGGATGACAACTTTGACAAGATTGAAAACACTCTGTTGCGTTTCACAGTGGCCATGAGTGCAGCACTTAACCCTGAAGCCTATCGAGAAGAGTATCAAAAGAAACTATACAAACTGTTGACTCAGGATCAAAAAGGGTCAGACACAATCCGATACTTTGCTGACTATGTGGCTGGCAAGATTCCCAAGGCTGCCTTGCGTAGTTTTGTCAAGCAAGCACAACTACAACGCAAGACGGAGCGTAATAAAACAAGCGGTGAAAAGATGTGGTGGAACGTTTCCAATCCTGGCAATAGTTATGCCAGTGTAGAAGTTGTTGCCACCTCTCGAGAAGAAGCCATTGAAAAAGCCTTGGGGGATGATGGCTATCCGTCTTGGGCCAACACACGACAATCTATTGTGGCTGAACCTGTGCGTCCGTATAATTTGGATGCACAATCTACACAAGACGACGACACAGCTAGTGCCTTTACTGCACCGCCAGGTTCTCAAGGTGGTGGCCGCCCCAATGACCCCAACGGTCGCTATGCCATTGTGCTACGCTCGGATCCAGGCCTGTATGGCAGTTTTACTGGCCCAGCACCTGACTATCAGTTTAGATTTAACATGGGCAATCCAGCGGAACAGGCACAAGGCAGATATGTTCTCCAAGCCTGGGCTGCTAGAAACAATGTGGTTGCTGCTGACTACATGGTGGTGGATACTGAACAATGGGATCGGCCTGCAGATGCAGCATCGGGTGGTATCATTGACATTGAACCAGATATAGAGGTGGTCTACCCTGGAAGCACAGCAGCCTTGGCACAACAGCGAGCCACGCCAGGCACATTCTCTGGTGCATGGAAGGTGTTGGTCAATGGTGAAGAAGTTCATAGATTTTCAGGCGTGGGCAACAATCAAGGCGATGCTAACCGTGTAGCGGCTCAATGGTTGCGAAACAATGGTCGGGGAGTGTCAGGCGAAGGCTTTGAAGTTGTGCCAATCATGACAGAAGGTGTAGCCGAAGGCAAGGATCGCTACGGAAACTTTGATCCTCCTGGTCCTGAAAGCCGACCCACAATGCCAGCGGGCACTGTGCGAGTGGATGTGTCAGACATGTATGACTGGTACAAGTTGGGCAAGAACATTGCTAACTTAGACAGAGATAACACTGACGATTTTGGCAAAGGACCACCCAGTACTATTGTGAGTTTTGGCGACGAAGATCTTGAACATGAATACATCAAGCAGTTGGAAAAACTAGGGTTAACCACCACTGACATTGATCCTGTAGATCCCAATCAACCTGCTGGCATCAAGCGTCAAAAAACTGATCCCACATACAACGTAGGTGAAAACTTTGCTGACGGTCGGAATCCCCAAGACAAAGGCGATTCAAAGCGACACGGCGTGCCCACCAAAGCATCAGTAAGCACCCTGCGTAAAGTGGCCAAACAAGGCGGTCGCAAAGGACAATTGGCACACTGGATGGCCAACATGAAGGCTGGACGGGCTCGAGCCAAACGCAATAAATAACCCATCATGAGATATAAAGAAATTCTTGAAGCCTGCTGGACTGGTTATCGCCAAGCAGGCATGAAAAACAAAGGTGGTCGTCAGGTGCCCAATTGTGTGCCTGTGAGCGAAACCGAGTTGGAAGAAAATCTCCGTGATTGGTTCAAAGACAAGTGGGTACGCTTTGGGCCCGACGGCAAGATCCGTGGTGATTGTGCTAGAGGCAGTTCAAAAGAAGGCAAGCCCAAGTGTTTGCCGCAAGCCAAAGCACATGCCCTGGGCAAAAAAGGTCGTGCGTCAGCAGCCGCAAGAAAACGCAGACAAGATCCCAACCCCAACCGCACAGGAAAGGCCATCAACGTGGCCACTAAAAAGAAATGATTATAGACGACTTATTTGAAGCCTCACAGTCATGCCCACACTGTGGTGGTCCCATGTTCAGTGAAATGCTGATGATGGAAAAGAAAGACGCCTGCTACTACAAAGTAAAAGCGTCAGCAAAAGTATGGCCATCAGCCTATGCATCTGGACGCTTGGTTCAGTGTCGCAAAAAAGGCGCTGGCAATTATGGCAACAAGTCTGAAGGTGTGATGGAAATGGACAAATCACAAACACCTCCAGGGCGTGATGGTAGTAACGATGAAGGCGGCAAAAAAGAATACACTGCTAAAGCAACCACTGCTAAAAAAGTAGCCAAGGATGCTGAAAAGATTCTAAACAAAGAGTTAAACAAGAAGCAAGGTGTGGCGGAAGCAACTGGCGATCAAAAGTTTGACTCAATGATGGGTCAGATCACAGGTGGTGCTACTGCTAGGCAAAGTGTAGATAGTTTGAATAAGTCTCTCACTGCAAGAACAGGCAGCGACCCAGAAACAGCATTGGCCAAATGGGGCCAGGAATTTATAAATTGGCTTGAAAAAATTTGCCGCAACTTTGAAAGGCAAGGTGTAGATAGGTTTAATAAATTAGAAAAAGTAGGTAATCTTGACGACGGTGGCGAAACTATGGCGCACTGGTTGATTGAGGTCGCCAAACAATCCAATACCTCAGGCATTACACAGGCTGACATACAGGAATTTTCTAGCGAGTTTAATACCCACGGAATGTGGGCTTGGCATCAGTTTCCTATAGCTTGGGGTCTAAAAGAATGGCAAGACTATAAAGATCAATGGACTGGCCCTGATGGTTACATAGCCAATCTAGGACAAGGCATGGCGGAAGGCTCGGAGTCAGATGCTTACGGTAACACTGGTGAAAAGCATGAATGTGGTTCTTGCGATGGCACTGGAATAGATACACACGATGATGAGTGCCCAGAATGCGGTGGCAAAGGCTGGGTGAGAAATAAGGAAGCATTGAAGAAGAAAGGCATGGCGGAAGAGTATGAACTAGCAGGTGTTGGCGTAGCATACGAACTGGGTCGTCGAGCATACAAACAAGGTATGACCATCAGAGACAATCCATATAGTGCCACAAGAGAAGCCCGTAAAAATGACGAATGGGCCAAAGGATTAGAACGCGGCAAACACGATGCAAATGATGCCAGACATTTCCGCAGTAGTGTAAGAGAACAAGGTGTAGCGGAAGGTGATCTTGACGAAGGCTGGAAAGAAAAATTAGGTGGCGCGGCATTGGCAGGTGCAATGGCACTGGGCGCAGGTGGTGCCAATGCTAGAGTTACTCCTGATGGCCAAGGCGGTTTCACTGGCGGATTCAAGCCAAGTGCAACAATGACATCACCTGCTGATAATAAACCGGCTGCAGAAGCACCAAAAGGCTTTAGCAAAGAATATTTACAAAGTGTAATAGACGGCAAGCACCCAAGACCAATGGTTAGTGTTGAAAAAGCAAAAGAACTATTAAAGAACATGCAAGAAGGTGACTTGAATGAAAAGTCAACCAGCCAAGCACAATTCCGCACCATGGCAGCAGCCGCACACAATCCTGAATTTGCAAAAAAAGTTGGCATCAGCCAAGACGTTGCTCAAGAGTTCCACGGTGCTGATCGCAAGCAGGACTATGCAGACTTGCCTAAAAAGGCTGACGAAAGCAAATCAACTCCCAAAGAAAAAGAAGCCGACTACGGTGATGATTATCAAGACATGATTGCTAGAGTAAAGAAACTGGCTGGCTTGGGCCCACTTAAAACTGTGTATGATCCCCAAAAGCGTGTGTATCGCAACATGCCCACAGCGGTGCAACCTAAAAAATGAGAGCATACGAGTTTGCACAGTTGAAAGAAGGCGCTGTAGAAGATTTGGAAAAAGATCTAGATGATCCCAAGAGCTACAGCGCAATTGATCACATGATGCAAACCATTGCTCGTGACTACGGCATTACTGGCAAACAACTGCACGACGAGTTTGTGAAAAAACACGGCACAATTCCAGACAAGTGGACCCGCGAGCAACTGCGTGAATTAAGTTTTCTAGGTTCACAATGCACCAAAGACTGTTCTGGTCACAGAGCAGGATATGCCTGGAGTCAAAAGCGCGGTGGCCGACAACCTGCAAGTTGGAGCGACAGTTTCAATCGCGGTGCCGCACTGTTTGCAGCAGGAAAATAATTAGGCCACCCCAAAACCCAAATACATAACTGCATGATTGATATCTGCACAGTAGTATTTGAACAGGAACTGCCGATCCTTAAAATTCAGGCACAAAGCATAAACAATTATTGTCGCAACATAGGCATAAGAAATATCTATGTGGTGCTCAATGATTACGAAACCCTAGCGGAAAAAATTGATCCAGCATGGTGGGGTGATCTAGCAAGCTCTGTCTTGGTAGTGCCGCGCACAGCATTCAGCAGTGCTTGGATAGCAAACGGCTGGGTAAGCCAGCAGATTCTAAAACTTCTCACCGCGTCTATAAGTTACAATGTCTACACCATGGTATTAGACGCCAAGACTATATTTGTTAGACCCTTGGAAATATCCAAATTGGTTAACGAACAAGGTCAGCTTACTGTGGGACAATTGGATATATTTGATGTTTTTAAACCCAGTAAGAACATTGTGGATCAGCTGTTTGACATCAACATGACCAAACAAGCTGGCCCTGGCGGTGTGCCATTTTTCTTCCACAATGACACTGTACGCTTTATGATTGCTGATACCACAATCAAAACACATGAAAGTTTTCCCACATGGTTTCAGCGCCAAGGCATGCTGACAGAATTCATGTTGTACTCAGGATTTTGTCAATACAAGTATGGACATTTGGATCATTTTTATACCAAACAAAACACACTTGGCGGTGTGGTAAATGTTTGTCATAGCGAAGTTGACCAGTTTGATAAGAAACTTGAACTCATGCGTGATAAAAATGCTCTCACAGTGAGTATTCATCGAAATGCTTGGTCAAAAATGTTACCAGAACAAAAAACTGCATTTAAGATGTTGTTGATTGATCGCGGCCATTTTGCTGCTTGGGAACTTGAATGAACGCATTGTGTATGGTAGCGCATCCAGATGACTGTGTGATATTTGGTTACAGTTATATTCATGCGCACCCTGAGCACAAATGGACCATTGGCTATTTAACGTACACTGAGCATGATCCCCGAGGCCAAGAACTTTTGGCGTTTTGGAAACGTCGGGGAATCGACTGTGTGTTTTTGGGCTTTGAAGACCACTGGCATGACAACGAGCAAAAAGTATTCACACGCTGGGCTGAAGAATCTGCCGACCGTGCCTGCTGGCACCTTGCTCGTGATTATGATCTAGTGCTCACCCATGACGAACTAGGAGACTATGGACACATACATCATGTGCTGGTACATCGTGCAGTGCAGTGGCATCCTAGACTGGTAACTTTTGCACGGCCTGGTGAAGGAGTTACACATACAATTCCACCTGGCACATACAACTTAGACGAATTGCCCATGCACAAAGAAATTATTGCTAGTTTTCACAGCGAAGAACACCGAAACAGTTACAAGGAAACACTATGAAATTAATGGTAGCAGGCTGCTCGTTTTCGGCAGTGAGTCAAACTTTGCCAGGCACTGCTTGGAGTGAACGCTTGGCCGAAAAACTAGGTGGCTGGGAGTTGGTTAACCTAGCACGCCAAGGTTGTTCAAACGGCGGCATCCGTATACAAATAGACGAGATACGCAGACAGCGTCCAGACTTTGCTGTGATTGGTCCTACCTTCTGGGATCGTATGGAAATACCTGCAAACTCTGTGCCATATGATTGGTCACAGGCACCCAGCGCCGGGGAAAATCCTCCACTAGAACGACACCTACAAAATAGAAAACTGGGCAATGGCTACAACAGACAAGATGGCATACGCAATGTAAATTATGGTCGGGAGCCATCAAACATGATCTGCGAAACTATTTTTACTCTTGCAGAAAACTTTGATCATCCGTACAGACAGGGCCGCATTACCAAACAAGCGCAGAACGGCATACGTCACTGGATTGATTCAATCTATGACAATGCTTGGAAAAAGCAACAGGACGAGTGGATGATCCGAGAAGGTGTGATTACCATGTTCTTGGATGACATCAAGTTTTTAGTGCTACCCAACTTGCTGTGGCCATTCGATCCTGACAATCATACCTTATGGCGTGATGCGTTTCCTAAACTTATCCCTGATCACTACATACAATTGGACACAACTAAAAGTCCTCAAGCCATATGTGGCAGTTACCCATTTTCAGGAGACGACCCTGGATATCATTCTGGTCCCGAAGGACAGGAAAAAATTGCTGAAAACTTCTATCAGCACATTTCAACCCACTTCGTCATCCCATAACCAATGGCCACCTTCAATGTGTTGATGCAGTAGATCAGACATTGTGGCTTGAAACTGAATCTGGTAACTGCGCAATCTAGCTTGGTTGTGATCCAGTATGGCTTGTATGCGTTCATACAACACTTTGGGATTTTCAAAATATGCCAACTGCAATACCTGATGCATGGCCCGTTCAAATCGTATGCTGTCCACAGGATGTTCATCGTAGCTTTCGTCAAGGATACTGCTAAATGTTTCAAACCCTAGTTCGCGCATGCGAGCAAGAAATCCTTGTGCGCCAAAAAACACAAAAATTCTTCTGGCTAACAAACACTTGGTAACTTTTTCACTCCAGAAAAATGTTGTGCCAGTGCCCAGTGTTTCACACACAATGCTGTAATGACTGCGTTGATAGATGTTCCAGGGCACATATGGACTGATACTGCGAGTGATGTTGTCCGTGACTTCCCATGCAGGATTTAAGTTTGCACTCACGTAAGGCCACTTTAGCGGAGTGTCATAAAAAGTCTGCTGAAATTGATCACAGTTTCTGTCAATCAATTTGCCTTCAAAGCAATCTCTGTAGGTCACAATGCTACGATCCAACAGCCCAGTTTTGTCCATGGCCATCATCACATAGTCACGGTGCGGTCTACGTGCTCCTAACAGTGCTTCAAACATGTAGGGTTTTTGATCTTGGTAGGTGTCTTGGTATTCGTTGTGTCGCAAGAGATTGTAAGCCCACCAAGGGCGATACACCATGCAGGATTGATCCAATTCTTCTCCTTGCACAAGACCGCCTACTGCCAACACATAACGTTGAATTTTGTTTTTTTCAATCCAGGCACGTATTTCTTTAACACTGTAGTATTCAATGTCACTCAGCAGTACCAAATCAAACTGACTGAGATCCATGTCAGCCAGTGCTGGATCATAATCAAACACGCCGGGCTCGTTGCACAGCACACGAAATGCTGCTACAGACCACGGTTGACTCAGCGCCAGTGCAGGATCGTTGGTAGTTTCAAATCTGCCCAGACCCCAATCAGCTGTGACATCAATACTTTGTGATGCAGGTTGATACACAGGATATCGGAACTTTGCTGGGTATGTTATTGTGTACATTGCTTCACCATGTGTTGATAATGTTCAAAATTAGGTATGTCCAATGTGTCCCAATCAAGTTGCATGCTTTGACTTAGGTCCGGCACAGCATCACATACTGCATTGAACTCTTTGGCATTCAATGTAGACAACAGCTCCAATTGATTGTATTCAAAACGTTTCTGAAAAGTGTAGTTGATGGGATCACAACATGCTGCCCAGTTTCCTATCAATTCATATTCTGAAAACCATTTGATTATTTCGCCTGTGCCCCAGGGAGGTATTGTGGGCATGCCAGGAACAGCGTCAATAATAGCGTCCAGCCACAGTTTGTTGGGCCAACGTTGGGCCAGCAGTTTGCGCAATTCAAGCCAGTGTGTGCGCAGTACAGGCACAAGCTCTGACACAAAACAATGCGGGCTGGCCTCTGGCAATCCAGTAATGCTTTCAAATACCCCATGATAACTGCCGTGCTTGGTGTCAGGTATCACAAGATAATTCAGTTGTTCACCATCCCAGCATCTATAAGGTTCAATCATAAAAGTGTCACAGTCATGCATGAGTATGACATCTTCTTCCAACAGGTCTCGGTAGGCCAGTTTGATTGCTTGTTGTCGCAACCACCAGCCCCGATAGTCATGGTCAAACACCCAGTTGTTGACTTCAGGATAGCGTTGGTATATCACACTGTCATTCATGTACTTTAGCTGTGAAGTATCAATACCATAGCGTTCAAACACTGGCCATAGTTCATGCTGTGGCACTGGCGAAGCTATTATGGTGTAATCTATGCCCAGTAAATTATGGTCCCACTGCATGGCAAAACATGCATGTGGCACACGATATCTTGCTAGGAACAATACTCTTGCTACAGTCATAACAAGTTGACAATTTGATTCATGAATTGTTGTAGATCTTTATTCATGTTCGATTACAAGTTACTACACATTGATAAGTTCTGCCAGCCGCAATGCTAGACTCATTCCAGGTTTGTTCCACACGTTCAAACCATTCAAGACAGTGTTCAAGAGGATATTCCAATGCATTGTTTTCTGTTACTAATGGAGCCAGTTCTTGATTGCCGGGATGATTCATGGTATGCGGATAAAACCCCAAAAAGCAGCAGGGATAAACAGAGCCGTCGGCAGCTATGTATATTTCTCGATTGCGTTTGTGATGACACTGCATGTCTAGCACAGGAGTATCTTTGTGATGTGTGATTGTTTTGGCATCGTACCAAGTGATATGACTTTCCAAAAAAGGATGCACTGTTTGATTGGTAAGACCGCCAGGGTCTGGACCAATCTTGTGACTGAATGTGCCGTCTCGATTGTATACCGACGTGCGATCTCTTCCATCATAGATATTTTCAAACTTTGCAAAGCCCATTTGGGCAGCCATATCTCTGCAGGCCTGTTCCTGATGACGGTTATGATCAAACGGCACAAACCTCCATACAGCTTGTCCACCAGCGTTGATCAGTGCTTGAGCATGTGAAATTATTCTATGCCAGTCTGTGTCTTGGCGATACAAATGATGCGTGTCTGCTAGGCCATCAATGGCAAAACCCACTGTAACTTTGGGTAGAGCCAGTCTTGCCCACCATTCTGGACTGCGCACAGAACCATTGGTATTGATAATAACAGGTACCTGATGCTCTACCAGGTATTCTACTATTTCAACAGCATCACGTGCAGAAGCAAAATCACCCAGATTTCCATTGAATGCCACACCTCTAAATTCATATATGATTGGCACACGATCTCCAATGGGCGGATCGGGCTGAATTAGTTGTGCTAAAACGTTAGGAGTTAGAATTTTCTTGAAATCTCCAACACTGAGTTCACACAGCGGATATCCACTATTGTAATCATACCCTCGATAGTTTCTCATGCACATGGGGCATCTGGCATTGCATCTAGTGGTCAATTCCACATGCACTTTGCGTATATCATTCAATTTTAGCATGCAATATTTATAGACCCACTTAATGATAAATATCTTTATGAACAAAAAGTTTGTCAAGGTAATTTGCGAAGTTTATTGCCAAGGTTGGACTGACCCTCCAACCTACCGAGCTTATGTCAATAATGAATTGTTTACCGAACGCACCTGGGTTTGGCGTGATCAGCATTTGGAAGAGTCTTTTCAAATTGCCGCAGAACCAGGTAAGTACAAGTTGCGCTATGAATTATTGCCTGGAACATTAGCGTCAATACAGCAGCTGAATTGGCGTGTGGTTGATGGCCCGGGCATGATAGACAGCGGCGGCGAGTTGGAAATACTATAATGAAAATTCAAGAAATCATGGAAAATGCGTCAGTGGGCGGCACCAGTGCTGGTAGTATAGCACCTGTGAGCCAGGCCTTAGGCATGGTGTCAAGATCAGGCGGATCCTTGTTGAGTGGTAAATATACAACTGATCCTACGCCTAACACGCCCAAGGAATACAAAAGGAATAAGAATGTTAGCGGACGCTTTAAAAACACTCCTGGCAACTGAGGAGGCTTTTGCTCTCAAAGCCAAACAGTTCCACTGGAACGTTGAAGGCCCAGACTTTGGCCAGCTTCACGCTTTCTTTGACGCAATCCATGACGATGTTTATGGTGCTACAGATCCCACAGCAGAATACATACGTGCCCTGGGCGACTATGCTCCTGGTAGTTTTGAACGATTTGTAGAATTAACAAAAATACAGGGCCAAACAAAAATTCCACGTGCCCGACTCATGCTAGAAGAACTCTTGGCCAACAACGGCCAAATGTTGGATCTTCTCAATCAAGTCTTCCAAGTAGCAACTGAAGAAAACCAACAAGGTATTGCTAACTTCATTGCTGAACGCATCGATGCTCATCAAAAGCATGGCTGGATGCTGAGAAGTTACCTGAAAGAAGAAAGAGCATGAGTTCGGACATTAGATCAATACTGGAACGCCTTGCGGCGGTAGAAGGTAAACTTACGCCAGTAGGCGTCAAGCATGGGCTTAACACACAACAAAAAGGTGTGCCACAGTTGCCTGCGCTGTTCAAGCCTAAATCAGCCAGTCCTGCGTTGCGTGCCAAAAAAGATCCAGCACATCCAATGGATGGATACATGGTGGGTGATTCTGTAGAGCCCAGAAAATCCGCACTAGAAGAAGCCATGCAAGAAGTTGAAGAAGATATGTTGAGCAAGGTCAAGAAGGACCTTACACAATATCTTGATCAGTTGGAACAAAAAGTTCGAGTTGATCGTGAACTCAAAGACAAAGCAGTTGACGCTGTGGAAAAAGGTCAAGCCGAAGAAGAAATTGAAGAAGATGACTACGAGTTGACAGATCCCAGCACAGTGCATGGCATCGAGGACAAAGTAGACACTCAGCTAGGCAACCCACAACAGCCTATCAATGACATGTCAGAAACATCATCTGCTCCGGTAAAAAGTTACGCCATGGAATATGGTGTTACCTTTGAATGTTATGGCAACGAAAAGGATGGATTTGAACTGCGGCAAGGTAATAGATCCATGCCCAGCAAATTTAAAAACCTAGACCATGCTGACATGGCAGTAAAGTTGTTTCAAAAACGCAGAGCAATGAAACAACAGGCTCAACAAACAAGCCAACAAGATTATTTGGATGAACGCTAAAATGATATACACTGATCTAATCAAACCAACTACCACAATCAACGAGCAACAGCTTGACGAAATTAGCCTGGACCAGGTTGGTCGAGGCATTGGCGGCCTTGTCGGCGGCATTGGTAAAACAGCAGGCGCTGTGGCAGGTATTCCGCAAGGCCTGGGTCGAGCAATTAAAAAAGGTTATCGTGGATCAGTAAAAGGCATTGGTGGCGAAGATGATGCTGGCAGCACAGTGCCCGGCGCAGCCTATGGTGACACATCTGGCGCCAAGGCCGGCGGTAAAGCAGAAATGCCAATTGGATCTAATACGATTAATCCTCGTACCGGCAAGCCCTATGTGCCTAGTGATTTTTCTGGGCCGTCAGGTGGTAGTGCAACAGCAACACCTGCACCTGCTGCTTCTGGCGGTGGCGGTGGCGCAGCAGCCACACGAGATGCTGACACAGTCAAAACAGAACTGCGCAATTTAGATGCAGCCTACAAAACAAGACGCAATGCGCTAAACAAAGAACTTGAAGCACTGTCATCAACACCTGCTGGTGATGCTGGCACAGAACCTACTGCAGAACCCGCAACCGGTGCATTGGGATCAGCAATTGCAGGAACCCCAACTGGTGGCAAGCCTGAAACAGTCAGCATTGGTGGACAAAAGATTTCTCCAAGCGATCCGTTGTATGCCAAAATTGCCGCATCACAAGTGATGCAAAACAAACCTCTAGTGCAATCCATTCAAGCTCTTGACGCCAAGCAGTTGGAAATAGTCAAACAGATATTGTCTAAAAAGGCCGCTGGTGCATTGGAAGAACGTTTGCCTCCTACAGTCGCACCTGTGGTACCAAACAAAAGCAGAATGAGCCAAGCATACGACATGGGCAAACAAGCTCTAAAAACCACAGGTTCAGCAATTGCTGCAACACCACGTGCGCTTTCAACTGCTGCTGGTGCCACAAGAGGTGCATTCACTGGAATGTCACAAGCATACGCTAAAGGCAAACAAGCTGGTACCAAGTATGTAGGGCAAGGCGAATTGAGCTGGGACGATATACAAGTTGAATTGGCCAATCTGTCAGTAGAAGATGCCAAAGCATTGTTGAGTTTTGTAAATCAACTGGGAGTCACAGCAGCAGAGCCTGCTCCAGCACCAGCGCCAGCACCAGGAGCGACAGCACATGAACCAAGTGATGTTCAAATAGCTAATTTAGTTAGAGATGTTCAGAAAGGACCTGATGAAGTATTATCCAGATTTGCCGCAAGAACAGATTTACATCCAAAAATGAAAGCAGTTCTTGATGCTGAGATAGCAAAAAGAGCTAGTAGACCACCCGCACCTGCTCCAGCAGACGCCTCTGGCTCAGGAGCAGCCGGCAAGGTTCCTGGATACACAGGTCGCAAGGTCAAACTGCCTACAAAGCAAACAAAAACTCTGCCCACAAAGACTAAAAAGAAAAAACTAAGAGAGAAGATTGTTGCAGAAACTTTGACTTGGAGCAAAAACTTTGATCCAAGCCGCCACCTAATCAAACAAATCCGTCGTACATAAGAACTCTGGCCTTAGGACCGAGTGGGCGGCTTCTGCCCGGGTCATTGGATTCGCTACCCAATGATCCAAAACGAGCAACCATACATTGACTTTCTTTAAATAAATCTATATACTATTGTTTTAGGAGGCTCTATGAGCGGCAAAACATTTAACGGCGAGCAAAAACTCAAACTCACTCAGATCATCAACGAAGGCATGCAAGTCATGCACGAAATTGAAACTCTCAACGGCGGACTTACTGACACCATCAAGGCTGTGGCTGAAGAACTGGAAATCAAGCCTGCTGTACTTAAAAAAGCAATCAAGCTGGCACACAAAGCTGAATTTGGCAAAGCCAAACAGGATCACGAAACCCTGGAAACTATTTTAGAAACAGTTGGTAAAACTCTTTGAGCTATCAAGTTTTTCAACACTGGGATCCATTACAGGTATGCGTGGTCGGTATGACGTACCCGCCGGATTATTACTATTGGATCCAAGATCGCAACACACGCCAACGTTTCCAAACGTTGGCAGAAGAAACTGAACAAGATTATCAAGCCCTTATTGCACTATTGCAAAGCCGGTTCGGAATCCGTGTGTTGCGGCCTCAACTGCCTGAGGATCTCAGTGCTTTGAAAATTCATGATCATTGGGTGCCACCGCCTGTAACTCCAAGAGATTATTTCATCATGATTCATGATGAACTGTGGGTTCCGCAACAGCCAAACAGCTCACATGCTCAAAGAGCATACGCCAATCAAACTGAACTGACTTGGACAGAATTTCAACATAGAGATCTTGCACAACATCGTGCTAAATTGAGTTGTTATCAAAACGTCGTTGAGCATGTGTTGTCACAAGGCAACACAGTACGACATACAGATCTTGATGTAGTGTCAGGATGCTTTGTGAGTCGCATTGGTCAAGACTTGTATTTTGCCACTCAAAGTTATGATGAAGATCAAACACAACTGTTGGCCAAAGTCAATCAACTGTTCCCGCGCACACGCAATCGCATTGTGAATGCTGGCGGTCACGGAGATGCTACCTATTGCCCAGTTACTCCTGGATTGATCATTAGCCTACGAGATGTGCCAACTTACGCAGACACTTTTCCTGGATGGGAAGTGGTGTACTTGCCACCAAGTGATTATGCAGACACTGCGGAATTTCGAGCCAGCATGAAGCACAATCGAGGCCGCTGGAACATTCCGGGCTTTGAATCAGATCCTAATCTTGTACACATGGTTGAACATTACTTTGAGTCTTGGGTAGGCAATGCTAGTGAAACTGTGTTTGATGTCAACATACTTGTGATAGATCAAAAGAACATTGTGGTATCCAGCCACAATGATCAAGTTGAAAAAGCCTGTGCTAGACACGGTATTGAAGTTCATGTGTCGCCGTTTAGGCATCGTTATTTTTGGGACGCTGGTATACACTGTATCACAAACGACTTGAGTCGAGCATGATAAGATTTCCTGTCAACACACTGTCTAATATAAATATCTGCGAGTCGCTCTCGTTACGAGCATGAATCATGGCTTACCGGCCACAAACGGAGAACAATGAGTTATATCGACGCACTTTTTGATCGTGAACACGATCGCATACATGTAGTAGAACGCCGCGATGGCGAACGAGTCTACAAGGAATATCCTGCCAACTACATTTTCTATTATGACGATCCTAGAGGCAAGTTTCAAAGCATCTACGGCACACCTGTAAATAGATTCTCATCGCGCAACAACAAAGAATTTCGCAAGGAAGTTCGCAGCCAGTCGGGCAAGCAGTTGTATGAATCAGACATCAATCCTATCTTTAGATGTTTGGAAGAGAACTACAAAGACCAAGATGCTCCAGAACTGCACACAGCATTTTTTGACATCGAAGTTGCGTTTGATGCAGAGCGTGGATTCTCGCCTGTGGCAGATCCCTTCAATCCTATCACTGCTATATCTGTATATTTAGATTGGCTGGATCAGATGATCACACTGGCGGTGCCGCCTAAACATCTAAGCTGGGATACTGCACAAGAGCTGGTGGCCGAGTTTGAAAATACCATCTTGTTTGAGCGTGAAGAAGACATGATCAAAATGTTCTTGGATGTGATTGAAGGTGCGGATGTACTTACAGGTTGGAACTCAGAAGGTTACGACATTCCTTACACAGTAAATCGTACCACAAGAATACTCAGCAAGGATGACACACGACGCTTTTGTTTGTGGGGACAGTTTCCCAAGCAAAGAATGTTTGAACGCTTTGGCGCAGAGAATCAAACTTACGACTTAGTCGGTCGTGTGCATATGGACTACATGCAGTTGTATCGCAAGTACACATACGAGGAACGCCACTCATATAGTTTGGATGCTATCGGCGAGTACGAGCTGGGTGAACGCAAAACACAATTTGAAGGCACACTGGATCAGTTGTACAACCAGCACTTCAAAAAGTTTATTGAGTACAACCGCCAAGACACCATGATCATTGCCAAGTTAGACAAGAAATTGCGTTTCTTGGACCTAGCCAATGAACTGGCACACGCCAATACTGTGTTGCTACAAACCACAATGGGTGCTGTGGCAGTGACTGAACAGGCCATTATCAATGAAGCACACGAGCGTGGAATGGTTGTGCCCAATCGTAAGCAACGCCTTACAGATGATGACACCCAGGCCGCAGGTGCTTATGTGGCATATCCTAAAAAGGGCCTGCACATGTGGATTGGGTCAGTGGACATCAACAGTCTATATCCATCTGCAATTCGTGCCATGAACATGGGTCCAGAAACTGTGGTGGGCCAATTGCGGCAAACCATGACTGATCAGTTGATCAAATCCAACATGGCCAAGGGACAAAGTTTTGCGGCTGCATGGGAAGGCTTGTTTGCCAGTTTAGAGTATACTGCTGTGATGGAACAGCAACGTGGTACAGAAATTACCATTGACTGGGAAGGTGGCGAAGAGTCAGTACACTCTGCTATGGAAATCTGGCACATGATCTTTGACTCAAATCAACCTTGGATCCTTACTGCCAATGGTACCATTCTCACTTACGAGAAGAAAGGTATCATCCCTGGCCTGCTGGAACGCTGGTATCGTGAACGACAAGAACTGCAAGCCAAGAAGAAGCAGACCAAGGATCCCAAAGAGATTGCGTTCTGGGACAAACGTCAATTGGTCAAGAAGATTAACTTGAATAGCTTGTATGGTGCTATTTTGAATCCAGGCTGTAGATTCTTTGACAAGCGTATTGGGCAGTCAACCACACTGGCAGGTCGAAGTATTGCCAAGCACATGGATGCTCACATCAATGAGTGCATCACAGGCGAATATGATCACACAGGCAAGGCCATCATCTATGGTGATACAGACTCATGCTATTTTTCTGCGTGGCCCATACTGGAAAAAGAAGTTGCAGAAGGACGGATGGAATGGTCAAAAGAAATCTGCATCCAACTGTACGACTCAATTGCTGATCAAGTGAATGAGAGCTTTCCAGCGTTTATGGAACAGGCGTTCCATTGTCCCCGAGACATGGGTGCGTTGATCAAAGCAGGTCGTGAACTGGTTGCTGACCGCAGTTTGTTCATTACCAAGAAGCGTTATGCTGTGAACATCATTGACTTGGAAGGCAAGCGACTGGATGTAGACGGCAAGATTGGCAAGACCAAGGCCATGGGCTTGGATCTCAAGCGTTCAGATACCCCCAAAGTAATTCAAGACTTCCTGTTAGAAATTCTAAATAAAGTACTGGCAGGTACACAACGAGATGAGATCATTGAACGCATTAGAGAATTCAAGTATGAGTTTAAAGAGCGTCCAGGCTGGGAAAAAGGATCGCCTAAGCGTGTGAACAACTTGACCAAATATGCGGCAGAGGAAGCACGCCTGGGCAAAGCAAACATGCCAGGACACGTTCGTGCCGCAATGAATTGGAATCAAATGCGTAGAATGAATTCAGACAACTACTCAATGCAGGTTGTGGATGGTATGAAAACCATTGTGTGCAAACTCAAATCAAATGCACTTGGATGGACATCAATTGGCTATCCTACAGATGAGCAAAGATTGCCTGCATGGTTTACTGAACTGCCGTTTGACGATGGGCTAATGGAAGCAACTGTTGTGGATCAAAAGGTCGACAACTTGCTGGGTGTGTTGGAATGGGACCTTGCGTCTGCTACCAACACAGAAAATACTTTTACATCACTATTTTCATTCGAATGAAACTGAGCGAACTTGTTGATTACTTGAACCACATTGATGAATTTGAGTTAGGTCAAATTCATCAAGAAGCCCGTCACAGACTTGATGCTGTGATACACAAAATTGCCAACCACAATGTGCAATTTAACAAATTTACACAAGGCATCATTGCCAATGGTAACAAAATTAATGAAAGTTTCCAGCAATTCAATCATACCATTGACGCTATACGCAGTCACGTGATTGACGCTATGACTGCACAGCATCCAGAATACTTGCGTGAAAGTTTGAGATTGTTCCAGCATGAAATGTGTTATGACACTACCGAACACATTCTTAATCGTAGGCTACGTTGCGATCCCGAAAGTGCTGAACTACTACAAGGTAGAATTTTACGCTACACAGATTGGCGTGTGCCTGGATTGATTTTCAGACCAGCACTGGAACAACACGTGGAGCAATTGGTACCATTGGACCCGTTGTACATGATTGACAACAATCTTGAATTGCTAGAACCTGCCTGTCAAGGATTTACTGAAGAATATCGACGTAGACTGAGATTATACACAGCTGAAGAGATTCTAGGCAAACCAATACTTGCACTGTTGCCAGATGCTCAGTTTGGATATTGCTTTGCTTACAATTACTTCAATTACAAACCATTGGAATTGATATGTCAGTACTTGGATGAGCTGTGGAAAAAACTTCGGCCTGGCGGAGTGGTGTTTTTTACCTACAACGACTGTGATCGTGCTCACGGAGTTGCATTGGCCGAGCGCAGTTACATGTGCTACACTCCAGGATCGTTGATTCAAGAACATGCTGAAACATTGGGATTTGAGCTCATGCATCGTCACAATGGCCCTGCTGACGTTGCATGGTTTGAGTTCCAAAAACCTGGAGAAATAGATTCGCTTAGAGGCGGACAAACATTAGCCAGAATAGTTGCAAATTCTAAATAAACCTGTTAAACTTAAACATTAGGAGTATACAAAATGAGAGATTATCTATTAGACTTAGTACAACACACACACGATCTTGGCTGCATTGATTTGATCAAGATTGTAGGCGATGACAAAGCCACACAAATTGTAGGCCTTGCTGAAGACATGAGCGTGGTTGTGGAAGGTGAATTCAAAAATCCACATCCAGACTTTGTGGGCACATTTGGCATGCCAAACTTGGCCAAGATCAAAATTCTGTTGAACTTGCAGGAGTACAAAGAAAACGCCAAACTCAGCTTGAGTCGCCGAGCAGGCGGCGAGCCAGATGGCATCAAGTTTGAAAATGCCGCAGGCGATTTTCAAAACAACTATCGTTTCATGGCCGAAGCCATTGTGACTGAAAAACTCAAGACGCCCAAGTTCAAAGGTGTAAACTGGCACATTGAATTTGAACCCACTGTGGCTGCCATCCAACGCCTGCGTATGCAAGCACAGGCCAATGCTGAAGAACCACATTTCCAGGCCAAGACTGAAAACGGAGACTTGAAGTTTTTCTTTGGTGATCATAGCACACATGCTGGTAACTTTGTGTTCCACCCAGGTGTAAATGGTCAATTGAAACGTGCTTGGTCGTGGCCTGCTCAACAAGTCATGAGTATCCTGTCATTGACTGGGGACAAGACCGTTCGTATCAGTGATGATGGTGCTGCCAAGATCACGGTGGATAGTGGCATTGCTGTTTACAATTATATCTTACCAGCACAAAGCAAGTGATATGTTTAAAAAACCAACAGGACCTAAATTTGTTGATGATGGTGATCCGGCAGGACCTAACCAAGCTGGGAATGGACAAAGCTATTGCATTGTCAAAGATAATCCATCAAGATGTTTGATTTACGTTCACATTCCTAAAAATGCCAGCAGCTGGACCAAGCATCATACACCGGGATATTTGTTTAACTACCGTACACAAAAATTTTACGAAGATATTCCAACACAATACAATATCAACGTTTCAACATGGTCAGAACATTTACAGAATGCCCAGTATGCTGTGATACTTAGAGATCCTATCAATCGGTGGGTGACTGGACTAGCACAGTATCTGCAAGGATGGGATCCAGAACATCCATTGCATATAAACAATGTTGATTGGGATATGATATTCGATACTGTAATGTTCGACAGTCACACTCAACCACAATGTGATTTTATTAAAGGTATCGATCATTCTAAGATCACTTGGTTACGGTGTGATGATGAGCTGGCCAAAAACTTTGGCAAGATGATGGAACAGTTTACTGGTACACCGTTTAATCTCACAACAGAAGATCAAGATCCTACCAATGTGTTTAATATTACTAAAAAGATCAACCCCACAGTGACAGAATTGTTCACTACAGAGTTACAACAAAATATAGTAGATCGTATCAATGAAAAACTTTCAAGCAATCCAGACTATCTAAATAGACTTCGCAGTTTCTATAAAGAGGACTGTGAACTATTTGAAACAGTAAACTTTTACCAAGCATGACCCAAGACGACTTAACTGCCAAGCAATCGGACTACGCTGTGTTCCTTCCGGCCATCAGCGGGTTCTATGCCACGTTCATAGGCAAGCAAAGGAATGAACCATATGTGGATCCGGCGAGATTGCCTCAGGGCCTTAGTGACATGGAGCAACTTAATTGGCTTAACTCTACCAAAGCACTTTTCCCTTACCGTTGGTCCCTATACTCTGGAGGGCATGCAAATCTCGATCTTGCTAAACAAGACTGGTCAGAAGACATGGTACGGAACAGAGAGCCTGGCACAATCATGCTGGGCGACTCTGGTGGTTTCCAGATTGCTAAAGGTGTGTGGGAAGGTGATTGGCGAGCCAACTCAGGTTGTGCCAAGGCTCAGGCCAAACGAGAACAAGCACTAGCCTGGTTAGATGGTATAGCAGACTATGCTATGACACTTGATATTCCAAGTTTTGTTATCAATGAAAAGAATGGATGGAAGTCTGGCATTAGCACTTTGGATGAGGCAGTCAAGGCAACACATTACAACAACGAATACTTCATGAAACATCGCAAGGGTGTGGCAAACGGTGGTACCAAGTTCTTGAATGTGTTGCAAGGTGGTAACCATACTCATGCAGAAGAATGGTATCAGATGATGAAGGATTATTGCGATCCACAAAAATATCCAGATACGCATTTCAATGGCTGGGCCATGGGCGGACAAAACATGTGTGATGTTCACTTGGTACTCAAACGTATTGTGGCATTGCGCTATGACAATTTACTTCAAGAAGGTGTCCATGATTGGATGCACTTCTTGGGAACCTCCAAACTGGAGTGGGCTGTTTTATTAACTGTAATCCAAAGGGCCGTGAGAAAATATGTCAATCCAAACTTCACAATCTCGTTTGACTGCGCCAGTCCGTTCCTTGCAACAGCAAACGGACAGGTCTACTTTGAAAATGTCTTTGAAAACAACTCAAAATGGTCGTATCGCATGGCTCCTACAGCCGACGACAAAAAGTACGCCACTGACACACGTGCCTGGGGTACAAGTATAGTTGCCGATGGAGTAGTACCACGTTGGGAAGATAGCCCCATAAGCAAACTTCTCAAGATGAAAGACATCTGTATCTACAAGCCAGGCGACCTAAATAAAAATGGTAAAGAAGGCAAGACATCGTGGGACAGTTTCTCATATGCTTTACTCATGGGCCATAATGTCTGGATGCACTTGACCGCAGTACAAGAAGCCAATAGACGTTTTGATGCAGGAGAACATCCTGCCATGATGCGTCGTAGCACTGGTGACTATGCTTACTTTGAAGACATTGTGGAAGATATTTTCACTGCACCCACAAGAGAACAAGCCGAATCTATTGTTGAGAAATACAGTACATATTGGATGGAGATTGTGGGCACACGAGGCTTTAAGGGCAAGAAGACTGTGAATGCTACTACTCAATTCAATGCATTGTTTGAATATGAGGACAGTGAGTCGGAGCCCGACGAAGTAGATTTGGACAGTGACAAATTGGACAACCTGAGCACAGAAATATAATACTTTTATTTTAACAATTTGATTGACTCAAAATTGTTCTTGTGTTATAGTGTGTGCATTGTAACAACTTAGGAGTTGGTTTTGAATATTCAGAAACTACTTGCACAAGATCCCAACAAAGCCGTTCTAAAGGCTATAACGGCCGGTGTAAGATTAGCATTTATGGCCGGCGACTTGCGAAAATTTGCTAATCATGTTAAAGCCCGCACAATCGAAGAACTCAAAGAATATTGCTATTACAAAAGATTTTTCAATGGTGGTTTTGCCGCAGGACCTGAATATAACCAGGCGAGCATTTCTGGTGACACTGTGCATTGGAGTAATGGCGGTATCAGAAAATTTCATTCAGATGTTATGGGATTACAACATGCTACCGGCAATAGCGGTACAGATCTAATCACTGGCAAGGCCATTGGAAGAATGCATGAGCTAGGGTTGGCCGGTTTATCAGGTGATAACTTTGCCAATGAATGGCATTGCGAGCACACATATCCTATTAAACAAATTGAAAAAGATTTAATTCGAGAAGTGATCGAAAACAGCAGGAGAGTCAGCCCTAAAGACATGGCTAGATATGCAATGAATCATGCTTTAGCAACGACCGTTCATACGTCAGAAAGAACACACGGTGGTCCCACTACTAACGAAAATTTACGTCCGTTTGAAAAATATAACGACGGAGTGTTACAGTATGTTGACGGAAGATTCATTGACGTAACCAATGCAACAATACAAGAAGTAACCTATAATAGATGGAATCGTAATTCTTACTACAAGGAATTTATTTGCTTGTTTGAAGATCTTCCTGATTCAAATTTTGAAGATGTTAGGGAAGAAACAAAGCAGAGTCTCTACAATATAACTCCTGGTTCGACAGAACGCAAGTTAATCGATTTGACTCCTGAAGCATTAGATGTATTGGCTCAAAATGATCCAATGGAAATTGCAACCAGATGGTGCCCTGATGCCTTCAAAGATCGTTGGAAAAAGAAGAAGTAACTCTTGCTTTCTCTCTCGTGATCCTGTATACTGTTAAATATGTATGCAGGATTTCTTTATAAGGCAACAACATGGCACAACTATTTGATATCAACAACAAAAAACTAGTAACAAACCGCATAGGCAGGCAATATTGGATCTGGGACAATGACAAACTTTATGAACAGCGTATGGCAAGAGAAAACGGTCCATACCAGGCTCGCAATTTGGTAATGAATCGTCGCTTGCTACCTAATGCAAGAACTGTAATTGACATTGGTGGCAACATTGGCATGAACGCAATTGAATATGCCACCTGGTGCCAACATGTAAAAACCTTTGAGCCCATGCAGTCTAGCATGGAACTAATGAAACTCAATGTAGACATTGCAAAAAATGCAAAACTTCAAGGTCGTTATTGGGATAGCAAACTGCAACAAGTAAGACATCAGCCGGATCGTCCAGATGGCTGGTTCAAGTTCCCCAATGGCACATTTGCCAGTCTTGACTTGATAGGAGAGATTGAGTTTTTTGAATATGCATTAGGTAAAGTCGCTGGAATTATTACCATGGAACAAAAAACCAACGAGTGCAGTCGCGGTGATGCTGTGTTACTTGATGGCAAAACTACCAACAATCCCACACAGACTGCAGAGCAACGCACACTTGACAGTTTTGGGTTTGAAAATGTTGATCTTATTAAGATTGATATTGAAGGTTCTGAACTGTTTGCATTAGAAGGTGCAACACAAACCATTGCTAAGTATCAACCCGTGGTTCAGGTCGAACTGCGAGATACACATTGTAAACGATTTGGGTACACTTGCAATGATATTATCAATCTTATGATGGGGTTAGGTGATTATGTGATGTGTGATTTTAACGGCAATGACCTTGGTAAAAGTTATACCAAAGTATCTGGAGTTATGGATCGTTTCTTTGTGCCAAGATCAATTTTTGATGCTACTGAATTTAAAAATAAAAAGGTACACCCTGGCATGAAAAAAACTAAGACAGACAAAAAAGCAAACAACAAACATTTATCTAACTTATTTGAGATTACATTATGAATAGACCCGGACACGAAGATACCAATTTCTTTGTAGGTACAGAAGTTGAGGCCAGTCCTGTAGCCGGTCACCGTACATTGTTTGTGGTCGGACTGCAAGATGCAGATCAAATCATGTGGCAACTGGGTGAGTCAGACCACAAGAGTAAAAATCCAATCACACACATCTACTTTGGCGCCAATCAAAGTTTTCCAAACCCCACTATGAACGATGCTGGAGTCTGGACTGCCTGGGAACAGATGATTCAACCGTGGCTGGATCGAGGATACTGGTGTACCTTGGATCTTGATTCAAGTGCTGTGGAAGGATTGTGCGAAGGTAGCTTGTGCGAACAAGCACAATTTGTTCCTATGATTTCAGTGAAACTGCCTTATATTAAACTGCTAGGCTACAATGCCACTATCAAGCTAGACGACAAAGATTTCAAAGCAACCAACCCAGGAGTATGGTGTCACAGCCTGCATGACTTGCTGGATAGAAAAACATTTACCTCTTGGGACCAATACACAAAGGATGAAGTAATCAAATGATACAAGATGAACGTGAACAAATTGAAAGAATCAAATATGCCGCACAAAGAAGAATCTGGGTTACCTTCCAAAAAGAAGGCATCCACTTCTACCCCGCAGCCGCAACAGATCCAGCCCTTAAGACGGGCGATGAGTATGATGTTAGTTTCCTTGGTACTCCTCACCGTCATATCTTCCACTTCCGGGTGTGGATTGATGTTGTACACAATGATCGAGACATTGAATTCATCCAGTTCAAACGATGGCTACAAAAACTCTACGAGTCAGGAACCGTCCAACTCGACTACAAGTCATGTGAAATGATGTCAGACGATTTGTATTTGCAAATTGCCGCACGGTATCCAGAACGCTCAGTCTGGATTGAGGTCTCCGAAGATGGTGAAAACGGAGCTCTTATTAAGTATGAAACTCACCGCCCTAGTATTAACATTGCTATCTAATAGGAAACAAAATGGCAAAAATCGCTATTAAATCTAACCCACGTGTGGCCGAGCTCTTTGAGCATCTTGAGCACTTCCAGGAGTTCTGCCAAGACTACGGTTATCGTTACAACGAAGCCGATTTGTATAACTTTAAGAGTTATGCCTGGCAGCAGTTCAACAAGTTTTCACAAGGCAAGAATGCCAAGAACATGTGGGACGAAGACACTCGTCGCTTTGCCGGAGCATTTCGTAACTAAGTGGCTGATGAAAAAATTTACATACACTGGACCAAGTTGGGCGGCATCTAGTTGGCCGCTGGATGTACCAACAACTAATCTTGCCAAGGAATGGGGGTTTGAGTTCTATGACCATGCTCAATCTGGAACTAGTGTGTTGGGAAGTTATATTAGATTGGTACGATCGCCTAATGTACCTGTAATTTGGATCTATAATGAACCTATTTTGTGTTTACAAGATGCAACTAAGTTAACTTTCAAAGAATTTATTCAGCGTTCAGACTGGAAAGATATTTGGGAAGAATGCAATCAATTTTGTCTGAACAAAATCAACAGTTTAAATAAACCTGTGTTGTTAATTGGAGCACACAGTGACATTGTTAATTGCAATTATCCAAACATTACTATAGGACATCTTTCCTGGCAAAAATTTCTAGCAGACAAAGCCGGAATGACTATTAATAATGGGTCGGTTTGTGTTATACTAAACGATGGCACAGAATTTGATATGCATCATTGTTGGGGTGCTGAAGTTATACACAGGTTCATGCACGAAACCCCTAACATCGATCCAGAACCAAGTTTGGTAGACAGTGTGTGGGACACATTCTTTTTTTGGAAACAACTTGAAACACAAGATTTGTTCAACAATGTTCATCCAAACTTCAAAGGCAATGTACTGTTTGCAGAACATTTAAAACCCACAGTGATAAAATTTTTACAGGAACATCAATGAGAAAACTATTTTACATGGGCTTGGAAAGTTATGAAGCCCGCTACACACTACAACTCACAGAGTGGAATCGACGTGTGTTTGACCGCAGAGGTCTTGATGTTGTGTATGTGCCTGGCACTACAATTGACAACACACAAGCTATCTCAGTAGGTCAAGTGTTAGACGCACACGGACGCAGTTTCTTTGCCATGAGCCAAATGATGAACTTGGTTCAGCTCATGAAGAACGGCGATGTTACCGGTGACGATGTGATCTACTTTGAAGACATGTTCCAGCCGGGCTTTGAAAGCCTTGGTTACATCATGAATCAGATTCCACAAGAACAATGTCCAAAGATTTATGTTCGTTGTTTGGCACAGGCCATTGATCCTGATGACTTTGTGCATGTGTGGGGTATGGCAAAGTGGATGAACTTGTATGAACAAATGGTCAATGAGATGGTGGCTTTCTCGGGGGGTGCAGTATTGGCTACCAATGAAGAAATGGTCGCGCACATGCGCATCGCTGGATGGACTGCTCCAATCTACAACATTTCCGGTCTGGCATTTGGAAAATCAGAGGTTCTGGAAAGAATTGGCGGTACAGAGAATATCACGCCGTTTGCTGAAAGACCGAGACGAGTGGGTTTTGCAGCCCGTTTCGATCAGGAAAAACAACCTGGATTCTTCATGGACCTTATTGAGATGTATGGTGAGCTTACCTCCGAACCGTGTGAGTTTGCAATATACAGTGGCGGACCTCTCCGATCCAACAATCCAGACTATATTGAACGTGCCCTCCGTATGGAGGCAGAAGGCAAGCTCAAGATCTACGACAATATAAGCAAGAATGAATACTATAGTCATCTCAACAATACTCGTGTGTTGTTTAATTGTGCTTTACAAGATTGGGTTTCAAACACCGTATCAGAGGCCGATACTGTTGGATGCAATGTGCTATATCCAGCGTATCGCAGTTTTCCTGAAACCTTCGCGAACGATCCCAATAGACTGTATATTCCCTGGAGCATAGATGATGCTTATCACAAAATGCAAAACCTACTTCGCGAGCCGCACCACAACATGGGACTTATTTCAGATTGGAACAATGCCACTGTGGATCGCGTTATTGATATTATTAGTGGTAGCGGTGAGCAATGGAATAGAGCGGGCAACCGCTATCGTGACCACGCTTCTCACGAAAAATATCAAGTTGTAAAGATTGAAAAATGATTGTAATTGTAACTGGATCAGCCGGGTACATTGGTGGTCAGACCATGCTGGCATTGAAAGATGCCGGGCATGAAGTATACGGCATTGATCGCAGACAGCCTCCTGAACATCTTAGAGGTGTGCCCGATGGATTCTTGTATCAGGACTTTGCAAGTGATGTAGCACTGAGTTGGATCATACAAAAGCAACCCAATGCTATCATTCATTGTGCTGGCACCAGCCTTGTGGGGCCTTCAGTACAGAACCCTTCAGAATACTACAACAACAATGTGGCCAAAACATTGAAGTTGTTGGATATTGTTAAACAAAGCATGCCTCGTTGTAGATTGGTGTTTTCAAGTTCAGCAGCCACATACGGTGAGCCCGTCATGAATCCCATACATGAAGTGGATCCCAACGAACCTGTTAGTCCTTATGGCGAATCTAAACTGATGATTGACATGATGCTGGAAAGCTATCACCGGGCATACGGTCTTGACTATGTTAGTTTTCGCTATTTCAATGCATGTGGTGCAGACCCCAAAGGCAGGCATGGTCAAGAGCCTGGTGCCACACATATTATTGCTAGAGTGCTTGAAAGCATAAGGGATCAAAAAGATTTTGTGTTAAACGGAAACGATTTCCCCACTGAGGATGGTACATGTGTGCGTGATTACGTGCATGTGGATGATATTGCCCGGGCCCACGTTCTGGCGTTATATCACAAAATCCCTGCGGGCGTTTACAATCTTGGCTCCAGCATGGGCACAAGCAATCACGGCATTATTGAAGCCGCACTTGATGAAACACAACAACCATTGAATGTTGTTGTTGGCAAGCGTAGAGCCGGTGACCCTCCTGTACTTACTGCCAGTTCAGAAAAGTTTAATTTGATAGCAGGAGCATGGCGTCATTATGAGCTAGATGACATGATTCAACACGCATGGAACTGGTATGTTCGACAAGATAAAAAAGTTTGAAGAAGAACTAGCAGAGTTCACAGGAGCACCGTATGCAATCATGACTGATTGCTGTACACATGCCATTGAACTTTGCTTGCGATATGATCGAGTACGAGCTTGTAAGTTTACACCTTACACTTATTTGAGCATTCCTATGACCATGCACAAGTTAGGCATTCACTATGTCTATCACGATATTGACTGGCAGCATTGGGAAGGCGAGTATGAATTCACTTACACTAGAATTTGGGACTCAGCTCGCAGATTGGAACAGGATATGTATCGGCCAGGCACCATGCAGTGTTTGAGTTTTGGACATACAAAGCCATTGGCTATTGGGCATGGTGGTGCTATATTGTTGGATGATAAAAAAGCATATGAAACCATATTGCGCCAACGCTATGATGGCAGAGACTTGACTGTGGCACCTTGGCAGGACCAAAAGACATTTCATGTGGGCTATCACTACAAGCCCAGTATTGAAGATGCCATTCAAGGTGTGGCATTGCTACAAGGTGTCAAGGAACACAATCCTAAACCTGTGTATGTGCCATATCCTGATCTAAGAAATATCAAGATTGTTGAATGAAGTGGTTTAGTTTTTCAAGACGCAATCTTGTGCATTATGGTGCATTGCACATGGCACAATGGTATCTTGATAACCCTGGTCCTAGAGTAGAACAAGATTTAGCAACCAGCGGAATGTCACGAGCCGACTTGCACGGCAAAAAACTCATAGTAGATTTTAGAGCCGAAGGCCAGTGTGACAAAGTGATCGGCAATCTAATTACGTATTTGCAAACACTACCAGTTGAAGATATCCTGGTGGTATTCAACGCTGTGGTTGACGTTGATGGCCTTTCGTACAAAGCACTGTCGCAACCTACTTTTCTAACAAATTTTGCCGGTTGGTTTGATCGTCTTGATGCGTCTGGTGCCGCTACTGGCATTGACACAAAGTTTTTGTGTTTGATTCGTAGGCCCAGTATAAGTCGTGCTAGACTTGCTGCTGGGTTGACGGACATCTCTAGTGTCAGACTCAGCTTTGGTAGCATGGGTGCCAATAACATTACCAACGAATACCGAGAAATTATACCAAGAGAATTGCCGCTGTTGTTGGATGGGATTGTGGAACGATCAACTGGGCTAGAACATGACCAAACCAACAGCATGTTCAAAACCTGCATGTTCAATATTGTTGCAGAGTCTGGCAGTCAGTCTGATGTTGGCGTGTGGCGCAGTCATTTTATCAGTGAAAAAACATTCAAGGCATTTGGCTTGAGACAAATTCCAATTTGGTTTGCAGTTCCTGGTCTGGTTGCTGAAGTGCGTAAACTGGGGTTTGATGTGTTTGATGACATTGTCACACACAGTTATGACAACATCACAGATGAAGATCAGAGATTACATGCTGTGCTGAAAGAAATACACAGGCTAGATCAATTGACTGTGGGACAATGTTGTGAGTTAAAACAACAGTTGTCCACACGCATTGAAAACAACTATAATCTGTTGAGAGAATATGCACGAGACGTAGATGCTTGGTACAGCCGCGTGGAAACAGAGTTTGATAAGAATGATTCATAGACTTGCTATTTTAGGAGACAGTTGGGCATATGGTGCAGAACTTGAGCCAGGCGAAAAATCATTTGGCCAGATCATTGGTGACCGTTTGAATGTGACCAGTGTGGATAATGTTGCAGTACCTGGATCCAGCATTCCTCACACAGTGTTGCAACTCAAAGGCTTTTTAGACAAGTACCGCACTGAAAGAGAAAATCCAGACAATAGGTACACTGTATTGGTGTTTTTGACTTCTCAACAACGTCACATGACCTGGCATGATCGGCTGGTACATTTGCAACCCAACGGAGTGGCTGTGCCCAATGCCAATCCCACAGAACACAATCTAAACGAATTGTATTACAAGTATTTTTCTAGCGATGCCGCACACGATTATGCTGTGAACACTGCTATCTTGACTGTGCAAGGAATTTGCAGAGAAGCCAGGGTAAATGCACTATTTGTTGCTGGCTGGCAAAAGATAAAATTTTGGTCTGAAGTAGACACTAGATACATGTATGAGAATGGCAAGGTAACTTGTGCTGACATACTGGGAGTGAAATTTACCAGTATGGAACGAGGACATGAATTGTTTAGCAGTAGTGGTGGCCATCCCAATCAACTGGGCCATCAAGTTATAGCAGATAGGTTAATTAGATGGGTCACAAATCAATTAATCTATTGACAAGTCAATCTAAATAGTTTACAATTAACACATAGACATCCACGTCTTATAACTCGGAGAATAACAATTGGAAAAAAATCTATCACAAGTCCTTCGCGAACGCATGAAGGCAGACGGCAAGAGATTCTGGGCTGGTGACAACATCAGTGATTATGTTGCTGAGTCAGATCGTGAACATTTGATTATGGAGGCCACTCAAGCATTTGAACAAGTTCTCGATACACTACTAATTGACAGGGAAAATGATCCTAACTCACAAGGCACGGCGCAACGCCTTGCAAAAATGTACTTCAATGAAATTATGGCTGGTCGCTATGAGACGAGCCCTAATGCTACGGCTTTCCCAAACGATACGGACGGAGCATACGAAGGTATGCTTGTGGTGCGTTCAGAGCTTAAGAGCATGTGTTCGCATCATCACCAGCCTGTTACGGGTGTGGCTTATATTGGAATCATTGCTGGCCCCAAACTTATTGGTCTATCCAAGTATACCAGGATTGCGCAATGGTGTGCCCGTCGAGGCACTCTCCAAGAAGAGCTATGTATGGATATTGCTCGCGAAATTGAATTCGCGACCGGGTCCAAGGATGTTGCAGTTTATATACAAGCTACCCATGGTTGTTGTGAGAATCGCGGTATCATGGCTCACTCTAGTCTCACCCAAACAACAGTTTTACACGGTGCGTTTAAATCAGACCAAAGTGTAAAAAAAGAATTCTTTGACAACATCAAACTACAACAGGACTTTGCACCACGATGATATTTTTTCATGCATTACGAGATGATCTGATGGTTCAACAACAAATCTCTAACTCATGGGAACACATGGTTGGAGTGATCATGTTGAATCAAACAGGCCGCAAATCTGTAAAAACAACCTTGCCAGAATTTTTATACTGGTTCCCAACGCCGGAAGCATTGATCGCAGCCGATGAAGATTTTGTAAAAAGCATTATTGCACCATTAGGTATGGCTAATGTAAGATACACCAGATTGAAAAAAATGAGTCAAGACTACATGACTTGGAATGGTGATGATGCTACCGATTTGTACGGCATTGGCAAATACGGCAGTGATAGTTATGAAATTTTTTTCAAGAAGAACTATACTGTAGAACCCAATGACAAAGAACTCAAACGATATCTCAAAGAGGAAGTTTGCGTATGATAATTATTACTAATTATACTGGCAACATTCAATTTCCAGTTGAAGAAGGATTGTTGGAATGGTTGCAAGCGAACTATCCCTACTCACAATACCATTTGGAGGAGATCTAAATGGCCGGACGAAAACCAATGGTGTCCAAAGCAGAACTATTAGCTCTTGAAGAGTTAAAACTGGAATTTGAAGCACTAACTACATTTACTACAGAGGAAAATCAAATGGCAAAATCAAAAGCAAAAACAAAGACTGAAGGGTCTGTAAAAAAACTCAGCGACAAGCTGGTCAAAGTTAACGAAAACTTTAGCATCAACATGTATGACAATGGCTACATGATTGAAGTAAGCGGTAGGGACGATGAAGACAACTGGAAAACTTCCAAGATCATCGTTGACACTGTAGACGAACTGTTGGTGTTGGTTCGTGAAGCAACTGAAATTGAAAGGGCAGAATAATGGCTAAGAAAATCACTCCTTATGAACAAGCGCCTTATCAACAAGGCTATGAGCAGGCCAAGGCCGGCGAAAAATGCCTCAACCCCTATTTGAAACTGGAAGATGCCGAAGCAGATGCTGACGACTTCCAACGTGGATATGACAATGCTATTGAGGCCTTGGATCAAGAGTGATTAGATATCTGAATCTGCCTAAAATTCCAGTTGAGATTTTAGACAGCCTCAATTACAATTTTGATCAATACTCGTTTAAGGCCAACTATCTTAACGGTGCTTACAAGTGGTCAGACGATTTTACCCAACAGATAGATACATGGTGCAAGCAAAATATTTGTGACACTATGCATTGGGGATTTCAGTTTATGAACAACGATATCATTGCACACAAAGATGTTGGTACTGAAGTAAAATTAACGTATTTGATTGACGCTGGTGGAAGCAATGTTAGGACCAATTTTTTTGAAGATGATAAAACTACCATAACACACAGTTTTGTTATTCCAACACATCAATGGCACATATTGCATGCCAGCAGATATCATAGTGTAGAAGGCATAGAATCTGGACATACTAGATTCAGCTTGACTGGAAGAGTTTTTCCGTTACCAATTGAATGAAAACTATTATGACTGATTTAGAAATTGCATATCAACAAGATATTGCACCCTGGGACGACCGTGTGACAGAACTGTCAGACTATCACGTGGCTGTGTTTCGTGATCGTTATCCTGTCACACCCGGTCATTTGTTGTTTGTGCCACAGTACAATAACGATGCGGTAATCATGGACTGTTTTGAATCAGCCATGCTGCATGGTCGCAGAATGGTTGTCAATGGCGAATGTGATGCATTTAATATCGGCATCAACATGGGTCGTGAAGCAGGTCAAACTGTGATGTATCCACATGTGCATTTGATTCCACGCCGAGCAGGTGACTGTGCTGACCCAGTGGGCGGAGTACGTGGGGTTATTATTGGACAAGCTAACTACAAAACAGGTAGTTACCAAAAACCATAATTAACATGCAAAAAAAAATTATATACAAAAAAAAGTATATTTCATTGAGCGTTGTCAATGATATAAAATCATACTATGAAAAAATAAATGATTCATTGTTAGACTCAGCTGGACCTTATCCTAATCCAAAATCTAAACTGGGATGGGCAAGTTGTTGGGATCGTCAGTTGCACTATGAACTGCCCCGAAGTCCTATTCATAAAATAGTCAACCAGTTAAAAACAGACTTTGGTGAGTTTATCATCCACGATTCCAGTATCCGATATTTGTCAGCACCAATTTTGCCACATAGCGACATTAGAGGAGTCGATTGGCTCAAAGAAAATAAAAGCAAAGGTTTCAAAGAAGGTCTTACTTTTTTAATTCCTTTGTGGTGGAAAGACGGTCATACTCCTGGTACTGCATTTTATAGTTGTCCAGCCAATTTGAATGAACCATTATATACAGATATGCCAAACATCTTGCCAGCGTATTCTGACCAATACACTGAAGAAGCAAGAAATTTCAGTGTAAGAAAAATCATAAAATGGGAGTCACCTGGTGATCTAATTGCGTTTGAAAGTTTCCAATGGCACGGATCGTGCCAATGGGGCGATGTCACATATGATCGAGAAACTTGGTCTAAAGAGTTTCTTTCAATAGAAACCTGGCGTGAACCTTAACCTCTGTTGATATTTAATATAAGTATTTCTCTAAGCGGCCTGTCCGGCATCATCCCGCTATACAAACTCTGCTGCCTATGCTATAATACATAGGAGGACAATATGGCAACAAATCAACCAGTACAATACAAGTACACCAGCACCAAAGAGTATCATGATGCTTTTCCCTGCGCATACCGTCAATGGCGTGCCGACAGCCACTGCAATCTAATTCACGGTTACTCATTCTCAATGAAGTTCTACTTTGGCACAGACAACCTGGATGTGCGTAACTGGGCCGCTGACTATGGCGGTCTCAAAGAACTTAAAAAGACATTAGAAGATCAATTTGATCATACCTTGCTGGTGTCTGCAGATGATCCAGAGCTGGCGACATACAAGCTCTTGCAAGAGAAAAAAATGGCCAAACTCACAATCCTGCCACGCTTAGGGTGTGAAGGCTTGGCAGACATGCTGTACAAGTATGTGAACGGTGTTTACATTCCGGACCTGTGGGGACCGGGTGAAGCAGAGCGTCTCTGGTGCTATCGTGTGGAAGTGCGCGAAACACAGAGC